GAGTCGAAGGTGGATGATCACTATAGATGGAAGATTTGGTTCACCTGTCCCGCGTGTAAGCTGGCAATTGACAAAATAGCTGAGCTTGAGAGTTTAGTGGCAACTCTTGAAAACAAGTGGTTGAAAGCTGAGCGCCTTTACAATGACTTACAAGCACACGTTAAGTGCCTTTTAACATAGAAAGGAAAATAGAAATGAAACTGTGTGAAAGATGCAAGACATATGATGCTATGCTGGCGCCAAAAAGAGATGAGTCGTCAAGGGGAGTAGTTATGTCCGGAAGTCCTTCAGGGTCACTGACATTTTTCTACCCTACCGAACCTGGAACGCTATGCTATTACTGCGAGGCAAAAAGGCGGGGAAGAATAACGAGATCAAACGAAGAAATAAAAGGAGAATGCTAAATGGCTACAAAAGTAACAGCGAAAATGGTGGCAGCGCAGACTGCGGTGCTTATGGGAGTGAAGGAAAAGATTGACGAGTTCTTTGAGTTGAAAAAGGAAGTTTGGGAGCGAGCGCAGGAAAAGAATCCTGACTCAGAGGCCTCCGAACGTCTCGAAGAGCTGGTGGAAATCCTCGAAAGTGTTGGAGAATTGCTGGAAGAAGCGATTGATAAGCTTGGGGAATACTCGTGATGAAACTGGAATCATTAAAAGAAATCTGCGGTAACTGTGGGTTGACCTTCGGAGCGCACTGTGCGACTAACTACGAGTCAAAGCAATATAGTAGAGTGATCCCAAGGAATTACTGCCCAGGACACGAAGGAAGAATGGACTGGGACGCCGGGCCAGGGACAGTGTTTTCTCCCTCAGGAAAATACGAAAAGGTAGACTATGGGACAGCAGCTCAGGTTCAGGACAGGTTCAAGCTCAAACCCGGCGGCCCTAAGTAAAAAACCTAAACAAGTCAACCAACCAACACAAAGGAGACAACACAATGGCTATAGAAATCCCGGCAGAAATACTCCACGCAATGAGCTCGATCTCTCCTAAAAGTGCTGACAGCGTAGCCTACACAGTCTACATTTTCGCTGGCCTCAAATTCGCAGGAAAACTCGACGAGGCCTCAGGTTGCCTACAAAAGCTTATCGCCACAATAGAGAACCTTCCGGCGCAGGAAAAAATAAGTCTCAGTGAGCTCAAAAAGACCGAAGAGTTTCTCTCGGCAGTAATAGCCAAGTTCTCGGAGGCTCTTCGATAAAACATGGACTTCTTCGAAAGGACAGTAAAAGCAGTAGTACTTTACGCCACGGCAACGATACTACTGCTAATTGCAGCCTTTATCCCAAGGGGAAAAAAGAAATGAAAACAACTATTGCAAGAAAAGACTACGACTCCCTGACTACCGAACAAAGAAAGCTCATTGATAGTCTCGGCCTGGTAGTGGAAGATAAGGAAAAGGAAAGGGAAAACGATAACCTCTTCTTCACTCCTTCATCAAAGGAAAGGAAACAATCCGTCCTTGAGAACTATTGCTGTGTTATCGAAACTGACTGCAAACTATGTCAGTCTCGAGCAACAAAAGTCTTCAAAATGACTGGTACAGGAGGGTTACTCACCTCCACCGAGTCATCCCTTGAGCAGGTAGAAGGACTAACTGTTAAGACGCGGTACGAAGCCACCTTCACCTGCCCGTGCTGTCACGATGTGCTAAAGTTAATGAGTCAAGAAGACTTGATTGCATTAACTATTCGAATAGCAAAAGGCGGGATTATCACTAAAAAGAAGCTTTAACTGAAAGGAGGGATAAGCTATGAACACTAATACTACCACTAACACTACCATTGAACTTCTTGAAGAAGCTATCCGCAGTATTGCGAAAGAAATGGAAAAGACTGAGTTTGAAGTAGAGCTAACAAACTTATTTGCCGCGCGAAACGCAGTCTTTTCCGCAATCAGCTTCCTCGAAAGAGCAGGAGTTAAGTAGAATAAGGAAACCCAAAATGGCCTTAACAAAGACAGTTGAGCCTGATAGAGAAAAGATAATCTCAATTCTCCAGGTCACCCTCAACA